TGGGTGGTTTTGTATCGCTCAAAATCAGACTTCAATAGTCTTTCTTGTTCTTTACTAGAGAGTCTGTTCCAGCCAGGTGTAGATGAGAGTCTTGTTTTTACAAATTCTTTTATTTCTACATCTGTTAATAGCTCGTCCCCTTTTCCGGACACATCAAGAACTTGTACATCCCATCCAGCAGTGCCGCCGGTTTGCGAATGCATTTCTTTTAGTTTTTTAAGCGCCTTAACTGGAGCATCTGGGTCGTCGGCGTCAATCCCCAATGCGTCGTACATACGAACAACTTCGGCCTTTTGACGGGCGATATCATCCTGACCGCGAATGGCTCCGTTTTTAAATAAACGTAGATTCTCTGGGACGGCAATGTTTCGCCATTCCGGTATTTTGACTCCCCAGTAGGCGCACTTTTCCGCAATGGCAGGGTCTCTCATCGACCTGGGGCCATGTATCCATCTGAAGAAGTCTGCCGCGTTTTGGCGCAATCCCGTATATTCGCCTTGGGCAGTGAGCTCGGCCGCCTTACGCGCTGCAAAGCGAGAGAATTTTGATGCACTAAATCCAAAACAGTTCGCTCCAGTGGCGTCTGTAAATTGATTTGCTGCAGGCGTTCCCGGAGGACATCTAAATTTATTGTTTTCGTCACGAAGGATGCCAAACACGGCTGCAGCTCGCGAAAGGAGCGAGCCTCCTGGAACTCTAGATTCAAGACTACGGCCCGGTAACCTTTTTTCTTCTAGGGTGTTTTTTTCATTTTTTCGTAAGGCTTGTTGTTTTTCTTCGTAGGTAAGCCCTGCCGCCATCCCAAATGGGTCAATTATTTTTTCAGAATCAGGTATGACCTCATCTGTCCTTGGATTTACCTTGTATTTGCTTAACTTTATTTTTGGCTTTTCCCTATAGGCCCGAAGCATTTCTTCAAATGTTGTCGTTGACTTATCTTCCGGCGGCAACCAGCCGAAGTTGGGCTCTGTGCCCATTCCCTCGCGAGATTGAAAAGGAGGGCTCAAGACAAGCCTCGAACCGGGTTCCCACTTTCCTCCCGTTTCCCATCTATATCCAAATTCATTGGATTCGACACCAGGTCGACTGTCTCCGGTGAATTCTCGTTTTTTCCCGTCGGTATCGACATCGGCTTTTACGCGTATGCCAAAACCTTCTGTAATAGTTTTTGTGACAAGCTCGGCCTGAAGTTTTCCAGTTGACAGAGACGAGTTAATGGACTGCCTGAAAAGAACTGCCTTTTCATTGAAGTCGCCGCAGCACGAAGACGGCACCATGAGTTGTGCTGAAACTATTACTCTTTCCCGCATTGCTGGGGTATTCGCCACGTGGCGCCCCCTCTTAGTTGTCGTCTACGGAGTCTTCGAGCAGCTGAAACTCGACAAGAGACGCCATGAATTCTGCGTCACTCAAATTACTGCTGCTTTTCTCTTCTCCACCGGCTATCCAGTTTGCTGGAATCAAGCTCTCTAACTTGAGGGCGCGAGCACGTTTCATAATGTGCTTCTTGGTTGCCTCTTTGTCTTTTGCTCGACCAAATGCTTGAATTGCATTACGCAAATCACCTTCAGAGACAATTGGGTAAGACCCGTCTTCCATGGCCATGCCATCTTTTGCCAAGTCCATGCGCCTCTCTTCCGAGAACGCATTTTTCATCGCAATTTCTGCCGCTTCGGCTTCAATTCCTTCAATCTCATCGGATTCATACTTGTCGTAGCCGAGGACTTCTCCATCCAATGCCACGAATACGTCGTACGACTTGCCATCAAAGCCTTCTATTTCAACAGCATACGAATCAAATCCCTCAAATATATCGGGCTCAATCGCTACTACTGTTCCATCAATTGATTTAACGGCAATTTCAGCAGCTTCTGTAAAGTCAATTAATCTGAAACTACCGATGTCTGATTTCTTATCGAATTCTGTCATGTCGAGTTTGTGGAAACCAAGAATTTCCGCAGAGGTACCATCAACAAAAACTTCGTTTACGGAACCATCTTTTACCTGTACATCCACAACGAACATATCGGCATCTGGTGAATAACCAGAATCAACGACTACGCCATCAAACATTTTCTCAGCGAGACCTTCAACATGAAGAATTCCTGGCATGCCTTTTTCGGCAACGCAGCCTCCTGGGCAGTCATCGCAAACTGGCGAAGAGCCACCATAGGCCTTGCGCTCAATAGCGCACACATAGCCTGTCGCACCAATATCGGCGACCTTCAGTCCCATGGACCCAATACGAGCGCGACGAATCTCTTCCCACTCAGTATGAAGCGGGGAGAAAGACTTGGCACCCATTTCTGCGTACTCTTCATCTTCCTCTTCTTCATCCTCGTCGTCGTCTTCTTCTTCGCCATCCATAGCTGGCATGGCGCCTTCCATGTTCTTTCGGCGACCCTTGATGTGTCGACGGCCGTTCATCTTTACTTCTTCGTCCTCTTCGAGCTCTTCTTCGACTTCTTCTTCCTCGAGCTCCTCGTCGTCTTCTTCGCCATCCATGACTGGCATAGCGCCTTCCATGTTCTTTCGGCCGGCGCGGCGCATCCGCATCATCTGCTTATATTCTTCGTCTTCGTCGTCTTCTTCCATGACGTCTTCTTCGTCATCCATTGCTGGGACGGCCATGCCCATGCCTTTTTTCTTCTTAGGCATTGCATACATCATTTTTTCGTCTTCTTCGTCCTCTTCGAGCTCCATGGGCGCGACCATGCCCTTCTTCTTCGGCATAACGGCGGCCATTTCTTCCTCCGTCATGTCTGGTTCATCGTCTTCATTGGCCATTTCCATAAGTACATGTCCAGGCTTTTTATTATTGCCTTTTTTCTTGACGGAAGCAGAGGTGGGATTCAGTAACTCTTCCTCATCCATCTCCTCGTCCGCTTCTGGTTCAGCAACAGCGGGCACCATCTTCATTTCTACGGGCATAGCTCCGCACTTGGCACATAGTTCTGCGCCCTTGACGAAGCCGCAATCTGCGACAGCGCCTTTTGCGCACTTAAGAACATTGCCGCCACCGTCAATGCTTAGCGTAACTTTTTCGTCGTATTTCATACAGCTCCCGTTAGTGCAGGGAAATGACCGGGTAGACCATTAACCAATAATGTATTTAAATTATAACCTATCACGCTATACGTGAGTGAATTAGGAACACCCAATACTTCTCTTTGATTTTTTGGCATCTCTAACTTACTGTTCTCTTTTTGCCAGACAAGGTTTCGCCAGACTCAATTCTTTCTGCGGCAGTTCTGAGTTGTTCGGCGCTAAATATGTCATCGATGGTGTGATTGGTGCCGAACACTTCATTGAATCTGTCAACTATTGATTGCAATTCTGAGTCAGAGAATCTTGCTTCGTTTCCTTTTTTCGGAGACCATGCTGAGCCTTTTGCCGTCGCAGCATCTCTTAACGCAACACCCATATCAGTCTTTCCAGTTATCTTGTTTCGACTGGCTTGGCTATTGAGCTTGCTATCAGGAAAACTCTTGTCAATAAATTCGTTCAATGCTTCATACACGGCGTATTTTGATTTCTTGAGTTCGTTGTCAAATCGTTCGCCCGTGGACGCGTCTTTCCAAACTGAAGCGGCGTTAGGTATTAGTCCAGTTCTAATCATGTGAGCGACCGTGGCCGTTGGTATTCCGTCTTTCTTCCATTCGTCCCAGGCTCCGACGGCATCCATTCCGAAAGCCGCAGACATTCGTTCTTTGAGAGTTGTTTTCCATTCTTTTCTATCTATTCCTAGATATTCCAGAAGTTTCTCTAATTCAAAATCTTCTCTGCTTGTCTTATCTCCACTAATTATCTCACCATCTGGTTCCGTGCTAGGCAGAACACCATCAATCAGCTCTCCGTAGAGGTCATATTCTGCCTCTGAGTCGCCCTTGGTCGGGTCCTCTGGGTCAAAGCGACCAGTTGCGCGGAATTTGGACACTGCGCTAATTTCGCCAAGCTTGCTATATTCGTCTGGCGTTATGGACTCGCCCTCTTCCGGGTCAAACCAATGAGGGAACGCGTCCTTGCCGAAGGTCTCGATTATGAACCTGTCACGCATATTTGCACGACCAACATTCTCCATAGCGAGGTCTATCTTTGAGAATCCTTCAACATCACCACTGGGTGACGGCGGAATAATCTTTGCTACTTCTTCGGCGCTAACTGGGGAAAAGTATCGCCATGCGCTCAGCTCTGGTTGCTTGCCGAGTTCGGCAATAAGCAGTCTGACAGCATCATGGTTGATGCCGGCGTCCGGCGCTTCCAGGGCTGCCGTATCTGGACCATTCAAGCCAAGAAGTGTTGCAAGCTCTTTGCGTGTAACTGGGCGAGTCTGAGTCCACTGTAGCGAACTCTTCCCGTCCCTATTGGCGGAAACAAATTCGGTCGGAACTCTTAGAGTTTCAGCAAGTTTGTCCACGGACAGCATCCATGTCAGTGCCGAGGGAGCATCATTCACGTTATTGTCGCCTACTCTGCCGACACGAACGAGGTTTTGACGCTTTTTCATCTCCGCACCAACGGACTTTATTGTTGCAGTATTTTTAGATTTGCGTGCTTCAGTTTCTGATGCATCGTCGTCCACATCTATTGCTATTCCGACGTCACGGAAACGCTTCCACACGTTCATTGAGAAATTCAACTTGGCTTGCTCTTTTGGCGACTTTAAGTCACCCCTAAAGCGAATGCCAGCAATTTCTTGTGCGCTTCCGCTGCCATCGTAAATTCTACTTCCACCCGACGACCCTCTTCTGTTGAGTCTGCCGCTGCGACCAGTTGGTGTATTTTTGGGGCCACTACCCGCTCCACTTGACAAACTCATCGATGGGGGGCCTGTGTCTTCCGGGTCACCTTCGCCCCCGATATCAAGAACGCGCTCTTCGTCTCTCTTGTCAAGGATTGAATCAGCTTCATCTTCGCTTTCAACTATTTCTACATCTGGCGATTCCGGTATGTCGACCTCGTCTTCATTGAGTCCTTCTACGTCCTCAACTACTTCAATTTCTCCTACTGGCTCATTTTCTTTGTCTTTACTTGGCGTAATGCCTCGATTAAGTTTGTCGTACTTGTCTGGGAGGGCTATTTTCCCATCAGCGAATGCGCCCTTACTTATCTCTTCAGGTATATCCCCACGCTTGACGGCCTCTTCTATTCCTCTTCGCTGGTCGGCCGTGACTCCATCGGCAAGATAACTCTCAAATACAGAAGAACCTGGGTCAATCATCTCTTGCGCTCTTGTTAAGGCAACGTAGACGAGGTTTGTTTCTTCCATCCAAGAGACGGCCGTCTCTCCTTGGGGCTTGTCAACCATTACCTCGGATGGGTTCATGAAGTCTTCAGCCAAAACCACGAAACGCGATTCACGCCCCTTGGCGAGTTGGGCTGTAGTTATTTCTACGTCACCGCCAACTTCCCGTGCAGATTCACGAAGTTCAGAGGCAATCTGTGTAAGTATTTTTGCGTTTTCATCCAAAGAACCAGCATCGATAATAAAACCGTCATGAGAACGCCTTTGAGCTCCCGCTCTTTGTGTTGCTAATTCATTGCCTAATTTTACTTTTTCTCCTAGTCCGAGGCGCTCAATGATTTTTTCCATATCCCGGCGATAGCGGCCATTACCCCTGCGACCCTCAATTGGTTTTTCAACGCCATTTGGAAGAATTGTTGGCCTACCCGTATCAACACCATCCCCGGTTATGAATATGCGACCAGTCGCCTTTCCTGGCTTGGTTGGTCCACCGCCTTCTATTTCGAGCTGACCATAAACGCCATGAACCATTTTTGAGTTGAGAGATGGGAGTATTTCAATTTTTTCAAGTTGATTATCTTGCCCTGTTTCACCTTGTCTAACATTTGTTTTTACAGTTTTGTGAGATGCTATTTTTTTAATTTGTTCTGGGCTGACAGCAAATGCCGGCAGTTCAAGGGTCTCTCGTTCGGGAATCATTACCGGAGGGATGTTCACAAGGGTCTTCTTCCCCTTGTCATCTGTTACATATCTACTGGTTCCATTTAGTAGCCTTAGCAATCCTTTTGCACCCAGCGGTAATCCAGATGGGTCATTGGGGTCGGGCTGCTGGGTGAGCCTAAAAAGAGTTGTCAGCTGAGAATATTGAGATTGATTAACTTTTCTTTTTAGCTGACCGATATTCCATACGGGTCCTATGATTGAAGACTCCGGTGGTCTGCCGTTACGCTTCTTGTCGTATTCTTTTTTCGAGGCTTCTGGCAACATTATGTACAACAGGTGCTCGGCAAATGCGGCCATCTGCGTATGTTTTTTCGCGGGTATGACAATTTCTGGCATTATCGAATTGCCGTTTTTGTCTTTTCCTTTTGGTGATAACAGGAACTGCATAAGAAATCCCTGAGCCTCATTGATAATTTGTCTATTAGACCTAGTGAGAATCATAGATGGCAGGTTGCCTTTTTTGATTTCCTCAGCAGCATCAACTATTACGCCAGCCTTGGGCAGAACTAACTCATCACGTAGAGCGAGCAATGCCTTGTCCTGCTCTTTACGCGGCAAATCAGCTATATCAATTTTTCTATCTGGAGTAGAGTAAGTGTTCTCAATAAAAAGAATTTTTTCTCTTCTCTCAGCTTCCGATAGTTCCGGCAAATCTTTGAGAACCCTATTTTTTTCTGGAAGGAGGTCGTCAAAGTTTTTATAAACAACGCCTTGTGCTTCGCCCTTGACGTGTTTCCACGGCGGTTGTTTGACCCCCTGCTTTGTCAGGTATAGGTTTTGTAGAGCCAAAACAAGGTTTCCGAGGTGAGCCACATTGCTTCCATAGCGGAAAGACTGTGTTATCTCCAGTTCGTAGTCTGGCTCGAGTGAGGAAAGAATATTTTTTGCATCATTGAATGCAAATACTCCCTGACGGTCATCTCCGACAACAATTATTGGAAGGTTTTTTCTATTATCAAGAAGAACTTTTTCAATAATTGGGTTTGAGTCTTGAGCTTCGTCAACAAAGAATGCAGCTAAAGGTTTATCTTTTGTGGCAAATTTTTTAGAAAGTTTTGCCATTTGCGTGTTGCCTTTGTTGGGCTTCACGCTTGTCACAATCCACTCTTCACCATCAATTTCGTAAGTTCCGCCAACTTCATAAGATTTAGGAATTGTTTTGTTTTTAATTGACGATGTTCCAGCATGCCCAACCAAGCCAGGGTCCGTACGGAGGTCGGGGTCGGTTAACATCCATACCTTTGGCCCGGCGTCACGATGAAGAAGAAGATTTGAATCTCCATCGAGCATTTTGTCGACGGCCCCCTGAAGCATGCCTATCCACTCGTCGGGAATTTCTTGTTCCGCGAAAGTGGCATCAACGGGACTAATTTCTCCGCGAGCTATCTTCTTTTGCCCTTTCGCGCTCTCAAGGCCTTCTTTTTCGAGTTCTGACATCAAGAACATTTTCTTTGATGTTTTTTCGTCTACAGAAAGCGTCCACCTGCGCATTGCTTTGTTGAAAAGGTCACCAAATTCCTCGACCGTAACTTCTGCGCCATTTGGAAGCTTGAAACCCTCGAGTTCAACGTCCCCTCTTGTGAACGTTATTTTGTCTGACCGTTCTTTGAGTTTTAGGAAATCGACCCAATCTGCCCCATCGTCGAGACGTTGCCAGCCAAGTTCCTTGAACCCAGGCCTCTTTCCAGATACGGTCACCGTATCTCCATCAAAAGTCACGCCACTAAAGTCGTACGGAATCATTGGCGGCTCATCTGGCGTTTTCTCCGCGCTTATGAACTTTGGATTCTTCTTTTTCCCAAACCTTTTTTCACCATCTCTCTCTAAGATGCCAGCTTGGATTTTTCTCCTTAAATTTTTTCCAAATTTCTTATCACCCTGACCAAGAGTGAGGGAGTAGTACCAAATCTTTGAGGTTGTTGCAATTCCTGTATTTCCCGGGAACTGCACCTCTGCCTCGAGCTGATTCTTGACACCAAATACAGCATAATACATGTCACCCATTTTGTATTTTTCTGCGAGTTCTTTCACAGCATCGTTGATTGCTGCGTCATTCATTCCGTCAAAAGAGACGCCATATCTATCGGTAAGATACTTTAGATGCTCAACCCTTTCCTCGCCCTTGGAAGGCACGTTGAATTCTCTCTCTAAAACCCATGAAACATTTTTTAAGGAAGTTGTTTTCCCGGTTCCTGCACCAGCAAGAACGCTCAACACTTTCGGGTCTTTGTTTCTGACCAGATTAATCACTAAGTCAAGAATGTCTCTCTGTTCAGCAGTTGGCTCAACCTTGAGCTTAAACACTCTTCTGTAAGAAATAGACCTGTCGCTGCGCTTGACCTCGGGAACGCCATCTTTTGCGCCCTTGATTGGTCCAGTTACCTTGCCGCTTGAAAGTCCGTCAGCACCTATAACAGAGCCATCGCGACTCTTCTTTCCGACGTCACCGATAAACTCAGAAGCACGAATTATTTTTTCGTCGCGAGAGAGTTCCCCGTCTGGATTCGGAATCATTAACCGAGCCATCTGGGCATCTGGATTTTCATCAAATTGGTCCAAATCAAGCATGTCTTCGATGAAACCAGAAATGGGCCTACTCGGCGGGATAAGTGGGCTGTCTTCGTATCCCGCAATATTTGGAACTTCCAGCCAGGTATCTATCTTGCCCTTGCGTTCATCGTCTGGAATTCCAGCCAAACGGCGCATTGTTGCCGAGCGATTGAGCAGGTAATCATTTGCCTGTTGAGCCTGAAGAATCGCCCTATGAATCGCAGTTGGGTCTGACTGTAGCTTCTTCATCCATGCGTTCAGATACAAAATATGGTCTTCGCGAATTACGGGCTCGAGACCCATTGAGCCCATTGCGAATGCTGAGCCGATTTCTGCAATCAGCTCTTCAAAGGCGTAGCCTTCATCACCAAACGTTTTCCCTAATTTTCTATCGAGTCGGCTCGGATGTGATGTCCAGTGGACTGTTTCATGCATGGCAGTTCCGTAAAAAGCCAAAGCGTCTTTAAATTGTTCAAATGCAGGCATATGAATTTTGTCGGTGCCTGGCCGATAGAACGCCTGCGAGCCCTTCGATTCAACGAATGCTGGCCCTATCTCCTGAATGACTGTTTCTAGGTCCTGAAGTCTCTGTTCTTTATTTATCTCTACATCTTCAAGAGCATAAAACTTCTCTGGGAGCCCCTTGACTTCAGCGACGTTGAAGACTTCCATAACTTTGTATGTTTTTGGACCAGAAACAATATTTCCATTTAGGTCAACAGATTCTCTGCCTCGTTGCGGTACTAGAACTTTTACGCCCTTGGTAGATAGGTCTTTCGCACTAATCTTCCCGCCACGTTTTTTCCATTGCCCAGCCCCAGCCCACCTGGAAGTCTGGTACCCGCGAGCACTGGCAGTTAGCTGTAGGAGCATTTGGTTTGTGCCCTGATAAATTCTACCGCTTGTTGGATTTCTTGCATAAGCTTCGGGGTTCCGCCATGGAAACTGCCACGTTTTTGAATCAGGATTGAGCGAAAGCCCCAGAAGCGCATCAAGAATTTGCTTCGTCATCTCATCGTACATTTCCTGCACGAGTGGGGAATCTTCGGGGATTTCGTCCCCAACATTTAGTGTGCCAGACGAAAGCACTCCATCATATTTGGCCTTCTCATCGCCTGTCCGCTTCGCCTCGGGCTTATTTAGGTACTTGCCGTAGCCGCTTGAAAGACCTTGGCTGGTCTTTTCTACCTGCTTTTTTACGGGCTTTTTCTTTGGCTTTTCAGTATCGGCCATTTCGCCTTCGGCCATCTTCTCGACACGTTCCATGTATTTGTCGATTTCGGCAATGGCCTTCTTTAACTTCTTTATTTGGTCAGAATCTGATGCTCCATCCAAAACGCCTTGAAGCTCGTCACGCTGCGACTCTGCTGCGCCATATTTTTCTGCCGAATCAACATCCGGGTCGTCTATTCGCGGAAGATTTACAAGCTCGCTTCCAGAGGAAAGTTTCTGGCGCTCTTTAGGTTTTGTTATTTTCTCTACTTGAATTTCCGCTCGAGAAATTGCTGCAGCATTCGGCTTCGCAACCTGCCTGGGGGATGGCTTGGGGTTACGGATAGAGCCAGGGCCATCTGGCGTCGGGTCAGTTACGGCAAGCGGAACCCCACGCAGGAATAGTCCCTCTCCAACAATGCCGTTAAGGTTCGCGTCGCGTGCGGTAAATGGGTCAAAGTCTTCCGCACCGATTGACGTGAAGAAACGTCCTGCAGAACGACCTCCGCCTATGTTTGGGCGGTCAGTTAAACGGCCACTAATAGCTCTGCCGAGGCGATACCCGGCTGCTTTCCACTCTAGGTTGTTTTCACTTAAGGATTTTTTTTTTAAGTTTGCGACTGCATTGTCGACTGCCTCAATCAATTCGTAGGTAACGCCAGAGGTCATGAAGATGCCGTTTGTGTCGACGAAAGAATCAACGCCGTGATAGTCGAAGATTGGGTCAAGAATCTGCTTCACTTGAAACGCAAACTGAGGAACAACGGGAAGCAAATATGGCTTATCGTCGAAATCTTCGTTTTTGGAACCGAATTCACTTAAGAACTTAAAGCTCCGGCGCTTTTTTCTGCGCTTGCCGACTACCTTGCGAAGTCCTGCAATTGCCAATTCTCCGGGGTATTTTACCTCGAGGTCAGCAACGTAATCTTCTTCGGCAAATTCCTCGTCGAGTTCGTATGCCTTTGAGCCAGCTCCCTTGACAACACCCTTTGGGATGACAGCAAAACGGCACTTGCCTTCAGGCTCTACTTCCATGTCGATTATCTTGCAGGCGCTTCCACCCTGATAGAAGACGCAGTTTGAACACTTGACGCCGATTCCGGCAACTTCATTTTGTGCAGCAGGAGTATATGCCGCCCACACTCCCTCGGAATCTTCGTTGAACTTTCCGTGACGCTTTACGATTTTTAAAAGAGCATCCCTGAGGTCTACTTCTTCTTGGTCGAGATTGTTGGGGTCAAATCGACTCCCGTTATCGTTTTCGTATTGCACTGGTGGCAAAGGAACTATCTGGTTGCCGTTTTCGCCTGGCTTAATAGCAACTGGGATTGATGGCATTTGAGAAGGCCGAACAATTCTTTGTGGCTCATTTGGGGGCATACCTGGCATCGCCATTGGCATTGCGCTTACAGGAGCAATGGGCTTACGCGCGGGCATTACAACAATGGGGCGCGGCGCACCGAACATATAATGTCCGCGATTATTGCTGAATCCACACTTGTAGCGGCCAACTTCTCCGTTGTCCATTCTTCGCGCAAACGTAATCTCTTCGTCGTTAACTTCCATTAAAGATACTTTTGCGCCCAAAATTGCAGCAAGCTGCTTTTCTATCTCTGCCTTGTCAATTGGGTCTTCTTCGTTCATCATGGACATCAAGATTCCACCGGACAACTCTTCGGACTTAACGGAAATAGTCCCAGTTAGCTGGTTTGCGCCATGCAGAACCGGAGATACCTCATATAACTCAAGTTCATAAATGATATTTGCTTGGGATTTCTGGTCAAACTGAGCTCGAAGTGTCTTGTAACCAATCGACCATTCCTGCTCCTCGCCAAAGAAAGCAACCATAGCGAAGGCCTCTCGGCCTTTTTCCGAATTGAGATTAAACTGAACGCGAGCAAATAGGCCACCAATTCCGGCCATCTTCATCTTCATGGGAAGGCGGTTGTCTGTGTTCGGAACTTCGTAAATCTCCAGGACCTTACCGATGGGGTCGTTCCAACTATGTCCCCAGACAACGCGCGGCTTACGGCGTTGGAGGCTCTTCGTGAATGCTCCAGTGGCAACGATGTCGCCCACAGAGTCCTTGTTGCCGATGCCAGCCACGAAGCATTCGACAATTCCCTGCGCTTCATCCAAATTGATGGAGTCGGAGTGCCCGAGCGTAGACGACTTATATTCAAACAATTCTGATGGCATTCGATAGACCCTTCACGTCGTGTCTATTGAAAATAATAAGCGATTTAGAAGTCTGTCCGGTGCAACTATCACCAAAGTTATTTGTTTAAAGAAAATATTATTTATTTTACTGAAATAGTAATTTCTTTAAACTGTCTGGCCGAAACTCCATGCCGACCTTGTCTCGCGCTCTGCTAGCAATTCTTGCTGGTGCGCAAAAAAATCCGTAAACATTTCTACGAGGCCATCACGAAAGAAGCTAAACCGTTTTTCTTCGTCTGCATATACGAAAGATTTAAGCATTAAGGAGTTAATTTCATTGAAATGAACCTCATTAATTTTCTTCATTCTGGATGTATGTGCATCAACCATTGCTCGGACATCTTTTGCTGGCAGTGCTTTGATTTTTAGACCTTTCGTAGACGCATCATCGACTCGCGACTCAAAGGAATCGTTAATTATCGAGGACACAACGGGGCGAATATCTTCATCAAACTGTCTGTTCCATGTTTCTATTGACAACACGGATTCAATATCAAGCGTGCCGTGCATTAAGGCCTTCCTTGATTTTGCCCCACTTGCCTTTTCGAGAACTACCCGTTGCTGGCGCTCGATAACTCTCTCCATGCCACGAGCTAGGATATTGGTCCACCGCTCTATTGCCTGTTCGCTGCGGTCGATTGGGTCTTTGGTCTCTTGTTTTTCTTCCGTGGACTTTACCTGTATTTCGTTATCCGGCGACGATGCCACGGACATAGGTCCTGGGGGCATTGGGGCCTGCACGCCACCACCAAAGGCTTCTGGCGGGGTCGTAGTTTGGGCAAGCTGACCACTGGCTGCGGACTCTGCAAGTGCCCCAGCCATCGTATTGACGTCCAGCGGTACAGGTTCGCCGCCCGGCGGAACTGGTCCTGGGGGCATTCCTGGCACACCCGGCGGCATTCCCGGTATTCCCGGCGGCATTCCAGGCATACCTGGTGGCATTCCCGGCATACCTGGAACTTCGGTCTGGCCTTCTTCCATTTTCTTTTTGGTATTAGCAATTGGAATAAGATTGGGGTTCTGTAGCAAAGAGTCCGCGAGGTCTGCCTCAACTTCCTTGCGAGAAGAACCGATTCTGTACTCATTCGCGCTGATTAACCCGCCCTGGAACTCCTGTAACAGGTACCTGTCTCTTTCCTGCTTGTAGAGCATAAGAATTGGGACTTCTGACGTGTCAAAATCTAGATAATACTTGTCATCGAGTTCATCAAGAGCTCTGGCGATTGGCTCAAGATGGGGGAGCATTGTTTCCATCCAAAAAACACGGATTTCTTCTCCGGCATTACTGAATGTTCTTCCAGAAGCGTTTCCTATGACGGATTCAGGAACACCAAATGCTGACAGAATTTCTTCTTTTGTTATTTGACGCATCTGAACATATGCCGCATCGCGCGGATTGGCCGAAGTATCGACGAAATCAACACCGTCATCGGCAGCAATAACTGTTGTATGGCCAGCCCTTGCCAGATTGCCGCGGAACCTATTTCTAAGCTCCTCCTTATCGTCTTCTTCCATCTCTCCACGAACAACCAAAATGCCGCCAGGACGACCATCATTAAGCAGGTAGTTGCGGTTGTAGATTTTGGCTAGGTTTTCTATCTCAATGGCAACCCCAGCCGCTTCCAGTGGCGTAAGGGACAGATAAGGGTCGAGAGGGTGCGGTCTTCTTATCCAGCAAACATCTTCTGGCTTTAAGAACTGCTTTTCTCCGTAGGGCATTTGTACTTCGTACCCTGATACGAACTTTTTGGGGTCCGGTATTGGTGCCGTTGATTGAGGTGGAAGAAGGTTGAGGGCAATAATCCCCCCATCCCGTCCTCTAATTTTCTCTACGAATGCCCCTCGAGTACCGAGCATCAGCTGAGCCGACAATCTGTATCGGAAAATAAAAGAGTTTTCTCCTACATTCGCCTTATTATTCAAGAGCTCTAAGAGGGTAGACCTGTTGGCCTCGCGGCCACGAACTATTTCCCCCTGATTAGAGTTGTCTTTCCTAAGAATAATTGGAAGGCGAGCCTGATTTCCAGCAATCGCATCAATACATCTATTGACCCAAGTAATCTTGGACATTCCCTCGCGATAGGCGCGTTCAATGTCCCATCCATCCTTATACGCTTTCCCTGCTAGAGACGGGTTTATGGATACCGGAGCTCCATAGCCCAGGTCCTTGCGGGACGGGGGGATTATATTTTTATTTTGAGACGGGTTCCAACGCATGCGCTACCTACCCGAGGCCCAATAACAAAGCGAAAAGTCCGCAACAAACACCAGCAACCACCCAACCGGCAGGCATGAATATCATACCTGTACCAATACTACAGAACATTATAAAGCAAACCATTAACAAATTTGCGAAAGTTCCTCTGTTCGCCTTGGCTGCTAGTGAAGATTTTGTTTTTTTGAGGAATAAAACTGGAGATAATAATACCACCCTAAGTCTTCCGGGTGATTTTTTGCGTTGTTTTTTTATGTTCTCTGATGCTGGTGGCATGTAAGATACAGTAGCGCAGAAGTTGGCCCTCGGGCACCATGGGCGCTATTTGATTGGTTACGTTAACTTATGGCATCAAAATCTAACTGGGAAGAAGTTCTAGAGTATCTGAGCCCCAAGCTGCCTCCTTTTTGCCCAGAAGAGCCATCTTTGAATCAAAAAGTTTTTTTGAGGACAAACTGTCTTGAAGGCCTCTTCGGTGGGGCGGCCGGTGGAGGCAAGTCCTCAGCCCTTTTGATGGCCGCCCTACAGTATGTGGATGTCCCTGGCTATTCGGCAATCCTCTTCCGTAGAACATTTGCCGACCTCTCTCTGCCAGGTGCCTTGATGGACCGCTTTAAATCGTGGATGAGCAATTACGACGATGTTCACTGGAACAACAATAGTTTCGTGGCCACCTTCCCGTCTGGGGCTCGCATTTCATTCGGTTACCTAAATAACGTTAACGACTATCTGAGATACAAAGGTTCTGAGTTTCAGTTCATAGGGATGGATGAAGTTACAGAAATCCGAGAATCCGACTACAGGTACCTTTTCTCTCGTCTGCGTCGTCCCGCAAGTGGTCCTTTGGCGCAGATTCCGCTTCGAATGAGGGCAGCGTCCAACCCTGCTCCGAATTGGGTTCGTCAGCGGTTCATCGTAGAGGGCAGAGAGACTGGACGGGTCTTTGTTCCATCCACGCTTAAAGACAACCCAGGAATTGATGCAGATTCATATAGGCAGGCCCTGTCTGCCCTAGACCCCGTTGAACGGCGACGTCTAGAAGAAGGCGACTGGTGGTCGACGACCCTCGGTAGCCTTTTTGACCGCGAATCTTTCATAATTATCGACCCTAGCGAAATACCTGTCATAACCAATTCTGCCAGAGTTGTTAGATTCTGGGACCTTGCGGCATCCGAACCATCCGCGTCATACCCCGACCCCGACTGGACGGTTGGAACCCTAATGATGTTTGATGGCGGCATTTCGTATATTCTCGATATCAAGAAAGCACGAGTAAGAGGCGAGAAAGTAGAACAGCTAATTGCCCAGACAGCAGCAGAGGACGGGTACGGAGTGGCTGTCAGGATGGAGCAGGAACCAGGCTCGTCTGGCAAGGCACTAGTCGACCAGTACGCTAGATACGTGGTCCCTGGTTACGATTTTGGCGCTATGAGGCCGACCGGAGACAAAGTAACAAGAGCACGTCCATTTGCCGCGTCTGCAGCGAACGGAAACGTTCGCCTGGTTAGGGCTCCATGGCTCACGGATTTTCTTGATGAATTTTCATCCTTCCCCGAGTCCGCTAATCACGACGACCAGGTAGACTCCGCTGTTGGAGCTTTTACTTTTCTTACTGGCTTGGGGTTGCCTAGACGTAGAAAAGCTTCTATACTCCTTTGAACTACCAATAAATTAGACACATACTAAAGGGACCAATATGAGCTTAGAAAAAATCCAGGAACTCCGTTCGGCTATTTTAGAGCTTGACGGACATGTTTCGTCATTCCTTGCAGAAAACCCAACAGCAGAAAAAGCTGGAGAAGTTCTTGCAGAGTTGAACTTTCTCAAACGCGACATGTCTGTTATCTACGAACAATTCGCGAATCTTTTTGCCGAAATTATGGGCCTCTCCGACACAATTTCTCTTCCAGATGGTACGACCATTGAAAAGAAATCTTCCTACGACAGAAAAGGCTGGAAGCATCTAGACCTAGGCTCGGCTGTCGCGGAACGTCTCGTAAACATGTCTGTCGATATGGATACTGGCGAAGTTACAAAATCTCCAAAACAAATAGCAGAAGAAATGCTTACATACTGTGCCCCTTCGTATTGGCGAATTAAAGAACTGAACAAAATTGGGATTAACGCCGATAGCTTTAGCGAAGTTGGCGAGCTCAAAACCAGCATTATTGTCCGTAAACCGAAAAACTGAATAGAGGAAAAATGACACAGAACAGCAACGATATCGCCCGTCTCTTGGCGGAGCCGTTTCCAGAAGAAATGGAACGAACACTCATAAAAAGTGGTGTTGAGTTAATTTATCTGCCAATTAGTGAAGTTATAAATCGCCTAAATAAGGTGCTGGGAATGAGCAACTGGTCATTCGAAATCATTTCTGTTGCTCGTGATTTAATCGATACTGACGAAATAATTGCGCACGTTTCCCTTACGGCAACGATTGATGGATGCACGATAACTAAGCACGGCTTCGGTGGACAGTCAGTAAAGCGTCAGAGAAAAGACAATAAGCCTGTTGACCTTGGCAACGATTTCAAGGGAGCAGTCTCGGATGCCCTTAAAAAAGCAGCACAGCTACTTGGTGTCGGACTTTATCTAGCACGCTCTTCCGATGCCATGGATGCTGAAGACGCAATTGGCGCATCCATGCCTCACGTTGAGCCGAGCCCCAATATTGAACCATCTTCTGAATTGGACGAAGAATGGAACAACTTTGTAGGCGTCACAAAGACTCTTGACAAAGAGCAAAAAGAGTCCCTAAATGACTTTTGGGCGAAATACTCTTCTGGAAAGCCAAAGCCGACCCGCACTACAGTGACAGAAGAAGAAATTAAGGCTCTCATAGTAGAAGCAATGCGTTTATCTTTCGGAGCGACAATTATTGAGTCACCAAATGACAAGTGAACAGTCGGTTGTCATGAAAGCCCCAAACATGCTTTCACCGTCTTCAATTGGAACATTCCGTCAGTGTCCATTAAAGTTTAAGTTCACTAAAATTGATGGCTTGCAAGATTCTCCCACTGAATCCACAATGCTTGGAAATTTCGTGCATGAGATTCTCGAAACAATGTACGCCCTTCCTCCTGAGCAAAGAACTCAAGACACTGCGAGATTGATTGCTCGCGACCTGTGGGAGTCAAAATGGGAAGAAATGGTAAAAACCATTATTCGTTCAGAAAAAGAAATCAAACTTTTTAGGTGGACCGCTTGGTGGTGTGTTGAAAATGTTTGGGCCCTAGAGC